ATGGCGAAGCAAGACACCCCGAATCCGTATCGCGACAGCGCGCCGACGCGTCATGTCGAGCGCTTCGTGCGGATCTCCGCGCATTACCTGGGCGCGCCAGGCCTCACGCCGGCCGTGCACGCCCCGCGCTCGACGAGCCCCGGTTCGCGCCATGCGCGCGGCCAGGCCCAACCCAAGCAGGAGGCAAGACGATGAAGGTCACCGCTCTGCAGGACGAATCGCTCGACGCGCTCTGCTGGCGCTACTACGGCAGCACCTCCGGCACGGTCGAGGCGGTGATGGCCGCCAATCCCGGCATCGCCGCGCTCGGCGTGGCGCTGCCGGCCGGCACCGTGGTCGAGATGCCCGCGCCGGTGGCGATCGACCAGGTCCGCCCGCTCCTGCAACTCTTCAACTGAACATGGCGACCACGCATGGCTGAACCGAATATCTCCACCGCCGCCGCGCTGTTCGCCGCGCTCGGCATCGTCGGCGTCTCGCCCGGCATCGACGGCGACACGCTGATCGGCGCCTTCGCCGGCGCCGCCCTGGTGGTGGTCACCGCCAAGGATCTCGGCATCGCGCGCCGCGCGGCCTACATGCTGATCTCGCTGGTGATGGGCTACCTGGCCGCGCCCGAGCTGATGAACCTGGTGCCGATCCGCTCGGCCGGCGTCGCCGCGTTCTTCGCCGCGGCGCTGGTGATCACCGTCACGCTCACGCTCATCGAGCGCGTCAAGAGCGCCGACCTGCTGGCCTTCCTGCGCAAGGGGCAATGACATGCACCTGTCCTATGCGCTGGTCGCGTTCGCCGCCCATCTCGCCGTGATCGTGCGCGTGCTGGCCTATCGCCGCGCCGGCGCGCGGCACCGCTTCCACGTCGCCTGGGCCGCCTGGGCGATCGTCGCCGTCTCGGGCGGCGCCGGCATCGAACTGCTGCTGCACGCGCGCGCCACCGGCTTCTTCCAGGCCGCGCTCGCCGTGCTGCTGGCCATCCTCGTCCATCTCGCGCGTGGCGACATCGCGCATCTACTGCGGAGCAAGCAAGCGTGAACGTCCTTCATTTCAACGACTGCGGCGCCGAGGTCGGCCTGCTGCAACAACGCCTGGTGCGCGCCGGCTACCCGCTCGCCGTCACCCACATCTACGACGAAGCCACCGAGCGCGCCGTGAAGGCGGTGCAGGCCGCCGCCGGCCTGGTGGTCGACGGCATCGCCGGCCCCAAGACCTACAACGCCCTCGCCACCGGCCAGCGCGACCCGCGCGACCTGGCCAACGCCGACCTGCTGGCCGCCGCCAACCGGCTCGGCGTGTCGACCGCCTGCGTGCGCGCGGTCAACGAGGTGGAGTCGAACGGCGCGGGCTTCCTCGGCGACGGCCGGCCCAAGATCCTGTTCGAGCGCCACGTGATGTACCGGCAGCTCGTCGCCAACCTCGGCCAGGACGCGGCCAGCGCCGCGGCCGCCGCCAGCCCCGACATCGTCAACCCGAGCGCCGGCGGCTACCAGGGCGGCGCCGCCGAATACGTGCGGCTCGACGCGGCCGCCCGGATCGACGCGCGCTCGGCCTACGAGGCCGCCAGCTGGGGCGCGTTCCAGATCATGGGCTATCACTGGCAGCGGCTCGGCTACGCCAGCGTCGACGATTTCGTGTCGCGCATGGAAACCGGAGAAAGCGCGCAGCTCGACGCCTTCGTGCGCTTCATCCTGGCCGACAAGACCCTGCTCGCGGCGCTGAAGGGCCGCAAATGGGCCGACTTCGCCGCCGCCTACAACGGCCGCGACTACGCGCGCAATCTCTACGACGTGCGGCTCGAGCGCGCCTACCAGAAGTACGCCGGCGCGGACCAGGCGGCTGCATGAGCCTGCCGAGCCTGCCCGGCCTGCAGCTCGGCATCGCGCTGGCCGTGCTGGCCGCGGGCGGCGCCGGCTACGAGTACACGTGCCTGCTGCAGGCGCGCCTGGCCGGCGCGACGGCCGCCGCCAGCCAGGCGCGCCAGGACGCCGACGCGCGCGACGCGGTGATCGCGCGGCTCACCAGCCAGGTACGCGAGCAGGATGCGCAGCGCGCGCAGCTCGAGCGCACGCGCGGCCAGGTCGACGCGCGGCTCGCGTCCTATCAACAGCAACTGCGGAAACTGATCGATGAGAACCAAGCGATTCGCGCCTGGGCCGATACTGCCCTGCCTGACGATGTTGTGCGCCTGCACGCCAGTCCCGCCCTCGCCGGCGCCGACGATTACGCTCAACGCCTGCGCGACGGTGACGCGCTGCACGCTGCCGGCGATGCACCCGCGCAACAACGGTGAGCTCAGCGACGCGCTGAACCAGGCGCGCGCGGCCTGGGCCAATTGCGCCGCCGAGGTGGACATGGTGGCCGCCTGCCAGGCCGGAGTCGGCGCCAGCACCGCCGCGCCCGCCATCGCCCCGGGGAGTGAGCGCCCATGAATAAGCCCGCCAGCCTGCGCGCCGCGATCCTCGCCGCGGTGCCCGCGCTCGTCGCCACGCCCGATGCCATGCTGATGTCGATCAGCGCCGGCGCAGTGGTCTCGACCGGCGCGCGCAGCGCCTCGTTCGACTACGAATACGACTGCGAGGTCAACCTGTGGGCCACCGCCGCCGATATCGACAACGTGACGATCGCCCTGCTCGAGTGGATCCGCCTGAACGAGCCCGCGATCGTGGCCAATCCCGATCTCTGGCGCACCGGCTTCACCTTCTACGCGAACCTGCTGGCCGACGATCGCGTCAACCTCGACATCAAGCTGAAGCTGTCGGAGAGCGTGATGGTCAGCGTCGGCGCCGACGGCAAGCGTGTCATTCAATACGTGATCGACGCGGATTCGCCATGGCTGCCGTGATCGCCTGAGCGGTCGAACCCCGCCTCCTCCCCGCCTCCTACCCGCCTCATCTTCGACGAGCCGCTTCAAGCGGCTCGCTGCGCTTTCTCACCCAAATCTTCCATTCCCCATGTCGTTGCACTCGCAACGACTTATCCGGCATTCGTCCTCGCCTCGTCGAATCCATCCGGACTCCAAACGTACTCGATGCGAACACATATGCCATCGCTCGCCCGGCAAGCGTCGCGACGGCAACATGATCGACATGGACGCGAACGAAATTCACCGTAAGGCACGCAACGCGGTACGCAAGGGATCGATCCTCGATGTCGATCATGCGAACGGCCTGTGCCGGGTCGCGATCGGCGAGACCGACGACGACGGCCTGCAGACGAACTGGATCCCCTGGATCGCGGGCACCGCCGGCGCGACGCGCGAATGGCTGCCGCCGACGCGCGGCGAACAGGTGGTGCTGCTCGCACCGATGGGCGATCCGGCGCAGGCGGTCGCGCTGCGCGGCTTCTACTCCGATGCCGCCCCGCAGCCCGACAACTCGCCCGACACGCATACGCGCGTCTATGCCGACGGCGCGCGCATCAGCTACGACCACGCTGCGCATGCGCTGCTGGCCGAGCTGCCGGCCGGCGCGACGGTGCGCGTCGTCGCGCCGGTGTCGGTGACGATCGAGACCAAGGAGGCCACCGTGAAGGCCGACACGGTCACGCTCGACGCGCAGACCACCACCTGCACCGGCGCGATGACCGTCAAGGGCCCGTTCGCCTTCGAGTCGGGCATGACGGGCAAGGGCGGCACCGACGGCGGCGGCGGCAACGTGATGCGCATCGACGGCTCGGCCGCCTTCACCGGCGACGTGGTCGCCGGCCAGGTCAGCCTGGTCTCGCACACGCACCAGGCACGCGGCGAGAACGCGATCACCAGTCAACCGCTTCCGGGAGGCGCATGAAAGGCATGAACGCGGTCACCGGCCGCTCGATCTCCGGCGCCGACCACCTGGCGCAATCGGTCACGCGAATCCTGATGACGCCGCTGGGCACCTGCCTGCAGCGCCGCAGTTTCGGCTCCGAGCTGCCCGAGCTGGTCGACGCGCCGAACAACGGCGCCACGCGCGTGCGCCTGTACGCCGCGACGGCCACCGCGCTGATGCGCTGGGAACCGCGCCTCACGGTGAGCAGCGTGCAACTGAGCGCCTCGAGCGACGACCCGCTCGACGGCAGCCAGACCCTCGACATCGAGGGCTGGACCGACCAACTCGACGAGGCCGTCATGCTGCGCGTGCCGGTCACGAACGGAGCCCCCGCATGAGAACGACGCCGATCGACCTTTCGCAGCTGCCGGCGCCCGATATCGTCGACACCATCGACTTCGAAACGCTCTACGCCGAGCGCCGCGCGAGCCTGCTCGCGCTCTACCCGGCCGACCAGCAGGCCGAGCTCGCCGCCACGCTGGCGCTCGAATCGGAGCCGCTGGCGCGGCTGCTGCAGGAGAGCGCCTACCGCGAGATGCTGCTGCGCCAACTGGTCAACGACAAGGCGCGCGGCATCCTGCTGGCCTATGCGAGCGGCTCCACGCTCGACCATATCGCCGCGCTGTTCGACGTCGACCGCCTGCAGATCTCGGCGGGCGACCCCGACAACGGCATCGCGCCGACCTACGAGGACGACGACAGCCTGCGCGAGCGCGTGCAGCTCGCCCCGCGCGGCTTCTCGGTGGCCGGCCCCGAGGAGGCCTATGAATTCCATGCGCGCTCGGCCGACGGCCGCGTGCTGTCCGCCTCGGCGAAGAGTCCCGAGCCCTGCGTGATGGTCGTCACCGTGCTGTCGCGAGACGGCGACGGCAGCGCCGACGCGGCCCTGCTCGACGCCGTGCGCGCCGAGCTGGAGGGCAAGCGTCCGCAGGCCGACCAGGTGATCGTGCAGAGCGCCGAGATCGTGCCCTACGCGATCCACGCCACGCTGCGCTTCTTCGCCGGCCCCGATCGCTCGGTGGCGCTGGCCGAGGCGCACAAACGCGTCACCCAGTTCGCGAGCGACATGCACCGGATCGGCATGGAGGTGACGCTCGACGGCCTCTACGCGGCGATGCGCGTGCCGGGCGTGCAGAAGGTGCTGCTCGACTCGCCGGCCGCCGGCGTGCCGATCACGGCCGGCCAGGCGTCTTATTGCACCGGCATCGAGCTGATCGATGGCGGAGTGGCCGATGAATAAGCTGCTGCCGCCGAACGCGACCGTGCTCGAGCAGCGCCTGGCCCAGGCCAATGCGCCGCTCGGCGCGATCCCGGTCACGCTCGACACGCTGATGGACCCGGACCGCATCCCGCTCGCCTTCCTGCCGTGGCTGGCCTGGCACATGGGCGTCGAGACCTGGAAGGACTACTGGCCCGAGCAGGTCAAGCGCGCGCGCGTCAAGGCCGCGATCCGCATCGCGCGGATCAAGGGCACGGCGGAGGCGGTGCGCCAGGTATGCGCATCGTTCGGCGCCAACGTGGTGATGCGCGAGTGGTTCGAGACCGCGCCCCCTGGCCAGCCGGGCACCTTTGAAATCGTGCTGACGGTGGGCGAGCGGGACAACGTGCCCGTCACGGCCGACTACGTGGCCGACATCATCGCCGAGGTCGATCGCGCCAAGCGCGGCAGCGCGCACTACACGCTCACGCAGGGCTTCAGCGCGAGCGGCAGGCAACGCATCGGCGCCGGCGCCCAGGCGGCTCTCTATCGCAGGCTGAACCTCACGGATAACTGAACATGGCAGGAAACCTGATCCAAATCACCGATGCCGGACGGGCCGCGCTGGTCGCGCAGGGCAATACCGGCACCACGGCGCGCAAGGTCGTCTCGATCGGCCTCGCGACGGCCAGCTTCGCCTTCGATCGCGGCCTGCAGGCGCTGCCCAACGAGCGCAAGCGCGTGACCACCTTCGGCGGCGACAACGTCGCGCCCGACACCATCCACGTCGTGATCCAGGACGATACGAGCGATCAGTATTCGTTGTTCGGCTTCGGGCTCTATCTCGACAATGGCGTGCTGTTCGGCGTGTATGTGCAGGACACGGCGATCATGGAGAAGTCGCCCTCGGCGATCCTGCTGCTGGCGGCCGATGCGGTGTTCGCGAGCATCGATGCCTCGCAGCTGCAGTTCGGATCGACCAGCTTCCTCAATCCGCCGGCGACGACCATCCGCCAGGGCGTGGTCGAGCTGGCCACGCAGGACGAGGTCAAGGCGGGCACGGACGATGTTCGCGCGGTCACGCCTCTGGGCGCGGCCAAGCGCTATATGTCGTATGACGGCGGGGTCTTCAACGGACCGGTCGGCGTGCGCGGTGTGGCGGGGAACGACAATGCGCAGCTCAACATCTCGCCGGCCGGCGGCGCGCTGAGCCTGGAAGGCAAGCTGCGCTTCTCGGCCACGTTTGGCGACGCGAAGGTCGGGGACACCATGCCGCGAGTCGCCGCGTCGATCAACGCCGGCTTCAATGGCGGTGTGTGGGGAAGCGAATACCTCGACTTCCATCTCAACTACGTGCCGAACGATGCGCATGACGATGCCAACATGACACGCGTGATGCGCCTGACCCAAGGTCAGCGCACGCTGTTCGGCACGATCAACGACGATGGGGTCTCGACCATCCAGTCGGCCGGCGACATTGTCGGGCTCGGCGCCCTGACGATCGGTCGCGGCAAGGCTCGCGCGATCGCCAATACCGATGACCGCACCGCCTACTTCGCCGCCATGGGTGACGGCAACACCATGCTCGGTGCAACCGGCAGCGGCGTCACTTCGCTGGTCACTGCAAACCAGGAGCGCGTGCGCGTGCTGCCGTCAGGGCGCGTGCTGGTCGGCACAACGGCTGACGACGGCCGTAATCAACTGCAGGTTGCCGGCAGTATCAAGGCGTCAACCGGAATCACCTCGGAGCAACTCGACACGGGCGGCGCGAACTTCCGCGCCACCAGCGGTGACTATGGCGCGATGATCCGCAACGACGGCCGCTCCGTCTACCTGCTGTCGACCAGACAAGGCGACCCGACAGGGCAGTTCAGCGACTTCAGGCCGTTCTCGTGGGAGCACGCCAACGGCCGCGTCATGATCGACGGCAGCGCGAACGGCACCACGCTGGGCGGCACGGTTGCCGTGCTCGGTGAGTTGCATGTCGGCCTGAATCAGAATCAGGGCTCGGTACGAGTCGGCCCCATCGACGGCTTCCTGTATTCGAACCAGGACGGCTACGGCTGGTGGACGCCGAGCCATGGCGCATTCCAGTACTACATCGCCGACCGCACCTTCCGCGTCGACGGCCAGCGAGTCTGGACCGAGGCGATGGTGGATCCGCTGGACAAGCGCGTGGGCGGCATAGTGTCCGGCGACGTCACGATCGCGGATGGCAAGCGACTGCTGCTCGGCGACGGCACGCCAAGCATGCCGTCGCTCGCATTCTCGATCGACAGCGCCCTGGACACGGGCCTTTTCCACAATGGCGACGGCCGCTTCGGCATCACGTGCAATTCGCAGCCGATCGTCCAGTTCGAAACTGGCGGCACGACCTTCAACGGTGTCGTGTCTGGCCCGACCCCGCCCGTCAACGATCGCTCGCGGCGACTCGCCACCACCGAATGGGTGCTCGCCGCGATCTCATCGTCCTCGGTTGGTCAGATCGTCTTCGAACCGCGTACCACGGTGCGCGCCGGCTACCTGAAAGCCAATGGCTCTCTCGTGAATCGGGCCGATTATCCCGATCTCTGGGCTTATGCCCAGGCGAGCGGCGCGCTGGTCTCCGACGCGGACTGGGCCAACGCACGCTGGGGCTGCTTCTCTACTGGTGACGGCTCGACCACCTTCCGACTGCCTGAACTGCGCGGTGAAACCATCCGTGCCTTGGACGATTCACGCGGCGTCGACGCGAACCGCGCGATCGGCTCCTGGCAGGACAGCCTGAATCGCTCGCACGCGCACAGCGCGAGCGCCGACGCGGTGGGCGATCACGTCCACAGCGCCTGGACTGACAGCCAAGGCTGGCATGGTCACCACGGACAAACCACCAGCGTCGGCGATCACCAGCACATCGCGCCCTACTCCGAGGCTGGCGTGTCGCCGTGGGGAGCGTATGCGCAGAACCAGGCAGGATCGAACGGCGGTCTCGACCATGACAACCCCTTGGCTTACACGTCTCCGGCCGGCGGCCACGCTCACACCTTCGACACGGACGGCGCCGGCACGCATGCGCATAACGTCGGTATAGGCGGCGCCGGCAACCACACCCACGCCATCACCGTCGCTGCCGACGGCGGCAACGAATCCCGTCCCCGAAACATCGCGCTGCTCGCCATGATCCGCGCCTACTAACCCTACGGACACCCAACCATGCTGATCCATCACTACAGCTCGTCCACCGGCGAGTACCTGAGCAGCGGCCAGCCCGACGCGGACCCGCGCAACGACGGTCGCTGGCTGATCCCCGCCAACGCGACGCTCGACGCGCCGCCGGAGCGCACGCCCACCAGCTGGCCGTTCTATCGCGACGGCGCCTGGTTCCTGCTGCCCGACTATCGCGGCCGGATCTGCTACCGCACCGACACCGGCGAGCCGGTCGAGATCTCGGTGGCCGGCAAGACCCCCGACGAGCTGGGCCTGACCACCGAGCCGCGTCCGTCGCCGCGCCACGCGTGGGTGGACGGTGCCTGGGTGGTGCCCGCCTCGGTGATCGCCGCCGAGCAGCAGGCAGCCGCGCAGCAGACCTTCGACATGCTGATGGCCAAGGCCAGGAAGGCCAACGAAGGCAAGGCCGACGCCTACGCGGCCGGCCAGCTCGACGACGAGGGCATCTATTACTTCAAGGCCTGGGCCGCGTACCAGATGGCCCTGGTTTCCGCCTTCGAGGGCGCGAGCTCGCCCGACGCGATCGCGTGGCCGGCGCAGCCGGCGCCCTATGTGCCGCCGAAGGCCGAGCCGCTGCCGCCGAGCACGTCGACGCCGACCGATCCGACCAGCTCGACCAACTCGGCTGACACGAACGCGACGACCGGCACGACGACGGACACGAGCGCCGGCATCACGCAGGCCGCCGCCGCCCCGGACCAGCCCCAGAACCCGACCCAGGATCCGACCAGCCAGCCGACCACCGATCCGACGTCCACCGCGCAAGCCGCGTCCACCCAGGAATCGACGTCGGAGACGGCCAGCGCGCCGGCGCCGACCTCGCCGCGCAGCCGTAAGCCGCGCGCCGCATCACCCCGAACCCCTCTCACCACTGGAGATTTAGCTATGCCGCAGGATTACCACCACGGTGTACGCGTCATCGAAGTCACGGACGGCGGCCCGCCGATCCGCTCCGTCTCGACGGCCGTGCTCGGCATCGTCTGCACGGGCTCCGACGCCGACGACGCCACCTTCCCCCTCAACACCCCGGTGCTGCTGACCAACGTGGTCTCGGCGCTCGGCAAGGCCGGCACCAAGGGCACGCTGTACCGCACGCTCAACGCGATCGGCCAGCAGACCAAGCCGATCACGGTCGTGGTGCGCGTGCCGGACGGCAAGGACGACGCCGAAACCGCCTCGAACGTGATCGGCACGGTCACCGCCGACGGCAAGTACACGGGCGCCAAGGCGCTGCTGACGGCACAGGCGAGCCTGGGCGTGAAGCCGCGCATCCTGGTCGCGCCGGGCCTGGACACGCCGGCGGTGGCCAATGCGCTGGCGCCGATCGCGCAGTCGCTGCGCGCCTTCGTCTACGTCTCGGCCTACGGCTGCAAGACCAAGGAAGACGCGGTCACCTACCGCAAGCAGTTCGGCCAGCGCGAGCTGATGGTCGTGTGGCCGGATTTCCTCGGCTGGGACAGCACCACCAGCACCACCGTGACGATCCCCGCGCCGGCCATCGCCGCCGGCCTGCGCGCCAAGATCGACAACGACATCGGCTGGCACAAGACGCTCTCGAACGTGGTGGTCAACGGCGTGACGGGCATCTCGGCCGACGTGTCCTGGGACCTGCAGGACCCCGCCACCGACGCGGGCTACCTGAACGAGAACGAAGTGACGACGCTGGTGAACTACAACGGCTTCCGCTTCTGGGGCTCGCGCACCTGCGCGGCCGACACCAAGTTCGTGTTCGAGAACTACACGCGCACCGCGCAGGTGATCGCCGACTCGCTGGCCGAGGCCCAGATGGGCAACGTCGACGGCGCGCTGAACCCCTCGCTGGCCCGCGACATCATCGAGAACATCAACGGCTGGTTCCGCCGCCAGATCTCGAACGGCTACCTGATCGGCGGCAGCTCCTGGTACGACCCGGAGCCGAACACCTCCGACGAGCTCGCCTCGGGCGCGATGTACATCGACTACGACTACACGCCGGTGCCGCCGCTCGAGAACCTGATGCTGCGCCAGCGCTTCACCGACCGCTATCTCGCGACCTTCGCCGATCGCGTGACGGCCTAACCACGGCCCAACCTGGAGTCAGACACGATGGGAATGCCACGCAAACTCAAGAATTTCAACCTGTTCTACAACGGCAACCGTTTCGCCGGTGAGGTGCAGGAACTCGAGCTGCCCAAGCTCAAACGCAAGACCGAATCCTGGCAGGGCGCCGGCATGAGCGGCCCGGTCAAGCTGGACCTCGGCAACGAGGAAATCCAGCTGGTCTGGACCTGCGGCGGTTTCATGGAAGACGTGCTCGGCCAGTGGGGCATCACCACCCACGACGGCGTGCTGCTGCGCTTCGCCGGCGCCTACCAGGCCGAGGACAGCGCGAAGTACGACTCGGTCGAGATCGTGGTGCGCGGCCGCCACGAGGAGATCGACATGGGCAAGGCCAAGGTCAAGGACGACACCAGCTTCAAGGTCACGACCAACGCCAGCTACTACAAGCTGTCGATCAACGGCTTCGTGCTGATCGAACTCGACTTCATCAACATGATCGAGAACGTCAACGGCACGGACCTCGCCTCCGGCCTGCGCAACGCGATCGGCCTGTAACACCCCGGCCGCGCCGACCGGCGCGGCACCGCTTTGCCTCACCTCAACCTAGCCACCATGAGTGACGACATGAACACGGAAAACCAGGATCCGACGAGCACCAGCGACAACGCCGCGAACACGCACACGCTCGACACGCCGATCGCGCGCGGCGAGCAGACGATCACCCAGGTGACGCTGGCCAAGCCCGATGCCGGCGCGCTGCGCGGCACCTCGCTGTCGGCGCTCGTCAACCTCGACGTCGACGCGCTGTGCAAGGTGCTGCCGCGCATCACGAGCCCGGCGCTGACCGCGGCCGACGTGCGCGCCATGGACCCCGCCGACCTGGTCTCGCTGGGAGGCATCTTCGCCGGTTTTTTGATGCCGAAGTCGCTGAAAGCGAGCATGGAATCCCCGAGCGCGTAGAAGACGCGATGGCGGATATCGCGACGGTGTTCCACTGGGCGCCGCGCGAGATGGACGGCTTCTCCCTGACGGAGCTGATGGACTGGCGCGAACGCGCACGGATACGTAGCGGACACGAGGAAACATGAACGACGCCGACAAGCTGCGCGTGATGCTGGACACCATCACCGCCTGGACCCAGTCCGCGCAGGACGCGCTCAAGCGCGCGTCCAAGCCCGCCGAGGCATTCAACAAAGACATCGAGAAGCTGGGCGAGGAGCTCGACAGGCTCGGCAAGCAGCAGGACTCGGTGAAGTCGTTCCGCGCCATGCGCGGCGAGCTGGCCGGCACCTCGAAGGAGCTGGCCGCCGCGCAGGCGCGCTTCAACACCCTGTCGCGCGGCATGCGCGCCTCCGGGCCGCCCTCGCAGCAGATGATCGGCGAGCTGGCCAGCGCGCGCGGCGCGCTGATCGAGCTCGGCACCCGGCACAAGAGCCAGACCCAGGCGGTGCGCGAGCTGCGCGACGAACTCGGCCGCGCCGGGCTTGGCACGCGCGAGCTGGCATCCCGCCATCGCGAACTCAACGCCGATATCGCCGACACCAAGAAAGCCTTGGACCGCGCGACGCAGGCCGAGGAACGCCGCAAGAAACTGGAGGAGAACGCCAAGGTCCTCAAGGAAACCGGCGAGTCGCTGCGCGAGGCCGGCAAGTCCGTCCTGGAGGGCCTGCACAAGGCGATCGACGCCTCGAAGGAGGTCGACGACGCGCGCGCGCAGATCCGCGCGCTCGGCGTCGACGAGCAGACCGCGCGGCAGGCCGAACGCTACGCGCGCACCGCCAACTCGCCAGGTATCAGCATGGCCGGCAGCCTCGGCCTGATGCGCGACTCGCTGCAGATGACCAGCACCGAGGCGCTGGCGGAAACGCTCAGCACCGCGGTGGCGAAGATGCAGTTCAGCAACCTGGCCAAGTACGACGACAAGGAGGCCAAGGCCAACAACGCCAAGGTCACGGCCCTGCTGGCCGTCGCGCACGATCGCGACGGTTTCAAGGACGCCGCGGGCATCGCTCGGGAAACCGACGCGATTCAGAAGCTGATGAACCTCTCGGCCGGCGACATCAAGCCCGCCGAGTGGGCCGGCTTCATGAAGGCCGGCGGCGACGCGGCCAAGGGCCTGAGCACGGACGCGCTCTACTTCCAGATGAAGTCGCTGTTCGACACGGTGGGCAGCGGCGCCGCCGCCGGCAAGGGCATGGCCGCCCTGGTCAACCAGCTCGCGCAGGGACACACCACCGCGAAGGCCACGCAGAACCTGGTGGATCTCGGCTTCATCGACCGCAAGGCGGTCCACCACGACAAGGACGGCGCCGTGACCGGCTTCGACCAGGGCGCCTTGAGAGGCGACGCCTTGCTGCAAAGCTCGCCGCTGGCCTGGGTGGACGCCGTGCTGGTGCCCGCGCTCGCGAAAAAGGGCATCAAGGACGACGACAAGGTCGCCGAGCTGCTCAATTCGATCCTCCCCAATGCCGATGCCGCGAAGCTGCTCATGTCGATCTACCAGCATCGCGCCGACATGAAGCAGGACGAGGAGAGCGGCAGCAAGGCAGCCGGCGTCGACGCCAGCGCGCAGGCCGCCAGCGGGCTCACGCGCGCCAAGGAAGCCGCCGTGCATGCCCAGTTCGACACGCTCAAGGCGCTGATCGGCGAAACCGTCACGCCGCTCTACAACAGCGGCCTCGACATGGCCGTCGGCGCCCTCACCAGGCTCAACGCCTTCATCACCAATCACAGCGGCGCGGCGCGGGTGATCGGCACGGTGGTCGCCGCGGTCGCCGGCCTGGTGCTCGGGCTCGGCTCGCTGCTGGGCGTGCTGTCCAGCGTGGTCGGCGCCTATGCCCTGGTGCGCAATACGATGAGCGTGCTGGGCCTGCGCGGCACCTTGCTCAGGCGGGGGCTCGACCTGGCCAGCGGCGGCTGGCGCATGCTCGCCGGCAGCGCGACGGCCGCCGGCCGGGTGCTGGCCTCGACTGCATCGAGCGTGGGCGGCGCCATGTCGACGCTCGGCACGCGCGCGCTCGACGCGGCCGGCGCCGCCTGGCGCGGGCTCGGCAGCGGTGCCGCCGCCGGCGGCCGGATCGCGCGCAACACCTGGACGGCCGGCCGCGGCGCGGCGGGCGCCGTCGGCTCGCGCCTGGTCTCGGCCGGCGGCGGCATCTGGAACGCGCTCGGCAGCGGCGCGGCCCGCGCCGCCTCGGGCCTGCGCCTGGTCGGCGGCGCCGTGACGACGGTCGGCCGGCTGCTGTTGACCACGCCGATCGGCGCCGTGATCGCCGTGATCGCGCTGGCCGCCTACGCGATCTATCGCAACTGGGAGCCGATCAAGGCCTTCCTGGTCTCGATGGGCGAGGCCATCGGCAGGGTGTTCTCGTGGATCGGCGAGCAACTCTCCAGCGTGTTCGGCGGTAGCCTGTCCGGCATCCTCCAGACCATCCTCAACTGGTCGCCGATCGGCGCGTTCTACCAGGTGTTCGCGGGCGTGCTCAAGTGGTTCGGCGTCGACCTGCCCGGCACCTTCACCGAGTTCGGCGCCAACCTGATCAAGCGCCTGATCGACGGCGTCTCGTCGATCTCGTTGAGCGGGCTGTGGAAGTCGATCACCGACAACCCGATCTACAAGGCGCTGTTCGGCGACGCGAAGGAGGAGCCGGCGGGACAGGATCCGGCGGCGGCCGGCGGCACGCCCGAGCAGCAGGCGGCGCAGCGCGCCGCGCGCGTCAAGACCGGCGCCAGGGCGGCAGCGGCCGCCATCTCGGGTGCGGCGGCGGCCCTGCCGGCCGGCGCGGCCGCCGTCCCGCCGCCGAGCGCGCCGATCACCACGCCGACGGTGCCGATCGACCGCCGCCCGCCGCTCAACGCGGCAGCGCGCGGCACGCCCTTCCACGCGCCGACGGTGAGCTCGAACGTCACCATCAACGTCTACCCGACGCCGGGCATGGACGAGAGGGCCGTCGCCAACCTGATCAAGGCCGCCCTCGACAAGCAGGCGGCCCAGGATCGCCAGCGCGCCACCGCGGCGCTGACCGACTAACCCGGAGCCCCCTCATGCTGATGTCCCTCGACCAGTTCGTGTTCAGCCTCACCTCGGCGCCGTTCCAGCAGCTCGGGCGCGCGCGCGGCTGGAAGCACGCCTCGAAAACGCGGGTCGGCCGGCGCGACGCGCGCCAGTACGTCGGCCCCGGCGACGACACCATCACGCTCGACGGCGTGGTCGCGCCCGAGACGATCGGCTCGATCGCCTCGATAGACGAACTCGCCGCGATGGCCGACCACGGCGACGCCTACGTGCTGGTGGACGGCAGCGGCAACGTCTATGGCGCCTACCTGATCACCGCGCTCAACGAGACGCAGACCTACCACACGCCCGAGGGCGTGGCGCGCCATATCGCCTTCACGCTGACGCTCACGCGCGTCGACGACGCGGAGCTGCGCATGACCGACGACAACGCCGATACCGCCGGCGGCAGCAACAACGCCGCCGGCACCAGCGCCGGCTCGACGACCGGCACCCCCACCTCGCAAACCGGGACCGCCTGATGCCGAGCAATTCGAACCAACGCACCCCGGCCGAGCGGCGGCGCATCGCGCGCGTCGAATCGCAGCCCGACTACCGGATCACGCTCGACGGCCGCGATATCTCGATGCTGTTCGCGCCGCGCCTGGAATCGCTGACGATCACCGAGAACCGCGCCGACCAGGCCGACACGGTGGACATCACGCTCGACGACACGCGCGGCGACCTGGCGCTGCCCACGCTCGGCGCCGAGCTGAAGGTGGCGATCGGCTGGAGCGGCGAGCCGCTGGTGGACAAGGGCACCTACATCGTCAACACGGTGAGCTGGTCGGGCACGCCGGACACGCTGTCGGTCAGCGCGCATTCGGCCGCGATGAGCGAGGGCATGCAGCAGCGCCGCGAGCGCAGCTGGCACCAGCAGACCATCGGCGCGATCGTGCAGACGATCGCCGCGCGCTACGCGCTGCAGCCGGTGGTGGGCGCGGCGCTGGCCGCCATCCAGATCGCCCATGTCGACCAGACCCACGAATCCGACATGTCCTTCCTGACGCGCCTGGCCAAGCGCTACGACGCGGTGATGAACGTCAAGGACAAGCGGCTGCTGTTCATGCCGATCGACACCGGCAAGAGCGCGAGCGGCAAGCCGCTGGCGGTGCTCGCGCTGACCCGCGCCGACGGCGACCATCACCAGTACCGCTCGGCCGATCGCGACAAGTACGACGCGGTGCGCGCCAACTACCACTCGAACGGCAAGGGGCGGCGCCTGTCGGTGACGGTGAAGGGCGAGACCAGCAAGAACGTCAAGGTGCTGACCGACGACTACGCCTCGCAGGAGGAGGCGATGGCCGCGGCCCAGGCCGAGTACAAGCGCATGCAGCGCGGCAGGCAGACACTGTCCTATTCGCTCGCGCGCGGCCGGCCCGAGGTGTTTCCGGAAACGCCGGTCAGCTTCAGCGGGCTCAAGCCCGAGATCGACGCGATCGAATGGCTGATCAAGAGCGCGCGGCACACACTCGACAACAATGGCCTGCAGACGGAGCTCGAGCTGGAGACGCGCGAGGACGCCCAGGCGGACAAGAAGAACGCCGGCAAGACGGCGACGCCGGGCGCCGCGTCGTGAGCCCGCCGAGCGGCGACGGCGCGTGGTGACAGCGCGTGGCTCGAGCGCGGCGCGGGAAACCGGCTGCGAGTGGAGATCAGGTCATCAGGAGAAGTCGGGCCGAAGAACTCGACCCGGGCGGCGGAGGTGCCGATGAAGATGCCGGCGCTGGTGCGGATCCAGCTGCCGGCGGCATGCCGGGAACGGCGCGCGGCGCTAGCGCGGTGTCGCGGCCGCGCCGCCCGGCCCTTCCTCGCCGCGAACCAGCATGGCGCGCACCTGGCCGAGCGTCGTCATCGCGGCCAGCGCCGCCTCCAGCACCACGCCCACCGAATCGATCGCGGTATCGATCGCCGCGGCCGCCTCGGCCCGCTCGTCCGCGTCGAGATGCGCGGCGGTGTGCAGGGTCGGCGCGACGAGCAGATGCGCGGCCGGATTGACTGGCCGCTCGGCCAGCGGCGCGACACCGGTCATGCGTTCGAAGGGCTTCGTGTTGCTGTGCATTTGTTCTGGTCTCCCACGGACACGTTCGACAACAGCGCCGCGCGGCAGCGGATCGCCTCGGAATGGCAGCGCATGTCAGCAAGATAATACTGTATATCCATACAGTATCAAGCTGTCGAATCTCTCAGCGCAGGCTGACGATTGCCTCGCGGAGGTCCGCAATGGCACGCCCGGCGCGCCATTCGGTACTCACTTCCGGGTCTTGCCGGCGCGTTCGGCCTTGAGCCGCTCGACCTCGGCCATGGCCCGCTCGACGTTCTCGGCCATGCGCTGGTCGAGTGCGGCGCGGCGGTTTTCGGCGAGCCGTTTGACGCGCGGCGCGCTCGCGCCCTCGCCGCCCGCGCTCATCGAGCCGGTGTTGATGCAGGTGGCGATGAAACCCTGCACGGCGGCCTTGCCGGCCTCGTTGAGCTGGCGGTAGCCGTCGACCAGGTCGCCCTCGTCGGCCGGCAGCACCGCCGGGCTGACCTCGCCGGTCAGCACGTACCAGATGTCGACGCCCACCGCGCGCAGCGCCAGCAGATAACGCGCGTCGGGCGCGCTGACGTCGGCCTCGTAGTTGAGCTGCGTCTTGTGCTTGAGGCCTCCCAGCGCGGCAAATTCTGGCTGACTCAAGCCCAGGCGCATCCGCTCGCCGCGCAGCCGTTTCCCCACACTGTCCATTAAATTTCCATCCAAGTTGTTGACGTCCATAAAAATGGATGACACACTGAGCTTACATTAACGCAAGACTAAGCGAGCCAGTATACCGACCGTGAAGACCGCCAAAGGACCCCGCCGCTCCCCGCGTTTCGCCCTGTCGAGCAAGCCGCTCTATGTGCATCTGTCCGAGCTCGAGCGCGGCGAACTCGAGCGCGCCGCGCAGGCGCAGAACCGCTCGCTGTCGAGCACCGCGCGCAGCCTGCTGATCGGCGCGATGCGCGCCGCGCGCCTGGCCGCCGGCAAGCCCGAGGGATGAGCGCGATGCCCGCCCGCGCCATGCAGCACCCCAACCCCATACCAAGTCGAACCCCGAGCGAACGGCCGGCCGCGGCCCCGCTCACCGCCTCGTCCGGAGGACCTCCATCATGCGCATCCTGAATCGCTGCCCGCATTGCCGGACGCGCGCCACCGCGCGCACCAGCCGCGAAATGTCGCCGACCTTTCGCGAAGTCACCTACCAGTGCAACAACGTCGAATGCGGGCACACCTATGTCGTGAACATGGAGTTCGCGCGCACCCTCTCGCCCTCGGCCATGCCCGATCCGACGCTGCAGCTGCCGGTCTCGCCGCACGTGCGTGAACGCGGCGAGCAGCAGCTCGACCTGCCCGTCTAAACCCGCCCTTCCGCGTTTCGTCGTCCCCTCGCATCGCGCCCGCGTGGCGTGAGGGGATCCGTTTGCCCGAATAAAGAGAAAAGCATGACGCACCCTGTTCCAGGGTCGATCGCCCCGGCGCTCGACCCGGGCACCCTGCTGCCCGAAATCGGCGCGCGGCGCGGCCTGGTGGCCGCCTGTGGCGCCTGCTGTTCGCTGGTGGCGCCGCTGCCGGCCGACGTTTCGACCGGTGATTCGTTCTGTTGCTCGTCTTGCGGCTCGACCTGCCATTCGGCAAGCGCCTCGACCTGCCGATCGCCCCGCGCCTCGTCCTGCCTCGCACCGCGCCAGGCCGCGCTGCGCGCGTGCTGGGAACACCTGCGCCTGATCGGCGACTTCGAGGCGGCGATGCGCCACCGCGCGTTGCGCCATGCCGTCGAGGCCGCGGCCCGCCTGATGCGCGAACGCGCCCTGCATCTGCCGCTGCCCCTGCCGTGCCGCCCGCCCCGCTCCTTGCCCGCCTTGTCCTTGTCCCGCTCCACCACGGAGGCCCGTCGATGAATGCCCACCCGATCGCCCCGCACGACGCGGTGCTGCACGCCGCGATCGCCGCCGCGGCCGCCGCCACCCCGGCCGGCACCTCCCGGCAGTTCCTCGCCGCGCTCGCGGCACGGCTCGCGCTCGGCTTCCCCGCCTCGGCCGAGGCGCTGCGCGCGCTCGACTGCGCGAGCGACCCGCAATCCACGGAGCCCCGCCCCTGATCATGGCCTCGATCGACGAACTGAAGCAGCGCATCGACCTGCACGAACTGGCCGAGCGCCTGGGCCTGAAGCGCGGACGCGGCGGCGAACGCGCGCTCTATCACTCGCCGCATCACGAGGACCGCAGCCCCTCGCTGTCGATCTACGTGGACCACCCGAAGCACGGCACCGGCTGGCGCGACCACAGCGCCGACGCCGGCGGCTCCTGCGTGGACCTGGTGATGCACGCGCGCGGCGGCAGCCTGGCCGACGCGCTGCGCTACCTGCACGACAGCTACGGGATCGCCGCCACGCGTCCCGCGACGGCCGAGCGGCGCCCCAAGTCGACCCTCGACTACATCGCCGAGCGCTGCCTGGCCGCGCGCGAAGGCGTGCGCGACTACCTGCTCGGCCGCGCCATCACGCCCGAGGCGATCGACGCCGCGTTCGCCGCGCGCACGCTCGGCTTCAACGACTGGAGCAGCGCCCGGCTCGCCGCCGGCGAAGTGGGCCACGGCGGGCCGGCGGCCGCCTTCATCGTGCGCGGGCCGCGCGACGGCCAGGTGGTGGCGGTCGACATGCGCTACCTGGACCCCGCCCTGAACGGCGCGGTGAAGACCCAGACCCAGGGCGAGAAGGCCGGCCACGGCTGGACCGCCGACGCGCGGCGCCTGGAGCGCGCGCGGCGCGTGGTCCTGGTCGAGAGCGCGATCAACGCGCTGTCGATCGACAGTTGCGCGCTGCCCGGCACGGCGGCCTTCGCGCTGCGCGGGCTGGGCAACGTCGGCCAGCTCGACTTCAGCTTCCTGCGCGGCAAGCAGGTGCTGATCTGCCTGGACAACGACGCGCCCTTCGCCGATGGCCATCCGCGCGCCGGCCATCGTCCCGGCCCGGAAGCGGCCTGGGCGCTCTACGAGACGCTCACCGGCCTGAACATCGGCGCGATGCTGGTCGACCAGGCCGGCTGGTTGCGCGAGGCGGCCCAGGGCGGCGGCGCCGGCGAGCCGATCAACGACGTCAACGACTACCTGCGCGAGCGCGGCGCGGCCGAGCTCGCGCGCGCGCTCGAGCAGACCGAGCCCTGGCTGATCGCGGGCCTGCCCGGCGACGCCACGCGGCGCGGCCGCCCGCGCATCTTCCTGCCCTCGCACGACTTCGCGCAGTACTGGCGCTTTCGCGTGCGCGCCGACTTCACCAGCCACATCAGCAAGATGGAGCGCAACGAGGAAAGCGGCGCCGAGACGCCGGTGCTGGCCGACCTCTGCGGCTTCCGGATCGCCGGCATCAGCCGCGTCTCGGTGGCCAGCGCCACCGCCACCATGACCGGCGACGAGGACCAGGCGCCCACCGTCTACTTCGCGGTCTCGGTGCAGGCGCCGCGCCACGGCGCGCAACTGATCCGCCGCGTGATGCTCGACGACCAGCTGCACAACGTCGACCAGTGGAACAAGTTCGGCCCGATCTGGGCGCCGGCGCCGTTCAAGCGCATGGTGAACATCCTCGAGCGCGGCGCCGACCTGGGCGCGCGCCAGGCCGCGAACTTCGTGGGCCTGGCCTGGCGCGACGGCCGGCTGATCGTCAACGAGGGCCCCGACTGCTATTTCACCGAGGCCGACAAGCAGTGCCCGTATCACAACCTCAGCTTCCCCAGCGGCCCGGTGGCCGACGCGCGGCGCGTGATCGCCGCCTACCAGCAGACCTTCCGCCAGAACGCCGCGACCGTGCCGCTGGTGTGGGCGCTCGGCGGCCACCTGAAGGCCCTGCTCGGCTTCTGGCCGCACCTGACGGTGCAGGCCAACAAGGGCGCCGGCAAGTCGACGCTGATCAAGCGGCTCGAGCGCACGCTGGCCTTCACGATGTTCTCGGGCCAGTCGCTGCAGACCGAATTCCGCCTGCTCACCAGCATCAGCCACACCAGCCACCCGATCGGCTGGGAGGAGCTGTCGGCGCGCCGCCAGGACGTGATCGACAAAGCCGTCGGCCTGCTGCAGGAGAACTACCAGTACACCGTCACGCGGCGCGGCAGCGACATGACCGAGTACCTGTTGTGCGCGCCGGTGATGCTGGCCGGCGAGGACGTGCCGGTGCGCAGCCTGCTCGGCAAGCTGGTGCGCACCACCCTGACCGGCAAGCGCGGCCCGCTGCTGCCCGACGAGCTGCCGCGCTTCCCGGTGCGCCAGTGGCTCGAGTTCCTGGCCGGGCTGAACCGGCGCGCCGTGCTCGAGCATTACGCGACGCTGCGCGAGAAGGCGCTGGCCAACTGCCGCGCCAGCGGCGAGGACGACGGCGCGCGGCGCATGGCCGGCAACTACGCGGCGCTCGCGCTGGCCTGGCGCTATCTGTGCGAGTTCGCCGGCATGGATCCGGCCGAGGGCGAGTTCGCGCGCGACCTGCTCACCGAGATGAACGGCCACGTGGCCGAGACCAGCGCCGATCGCGAGCCCTGGGTCTGGATCATGGAGACGGTGCTCTCGGAGATCGACGGCGGCAACTACCAGCATCCCTTCACCTTCGACACCATCGACGGCGAGTTCTGCCTGCTGCTGCGCACCGGCCACGTGATGGACCACCTCGCCCACACCAGCGCGCTGCGCGAGAAGTGGAACGCGCTGCCGGTGAAGTCGGATCGCATCTTCAAGGCGCAGCTCAAGCAGGCGGGCGTGGTGGTCGGCGAGAAGGAGGTCGAGCGGCGCATCTACACGCGGCGCGTGCCCTACCTGACGCCGGTCTCGCTGGAGCGGCTGGCCGGCTTCGGGCTGCACGTGTCGATCCGCGAGGATCTCGCCTCCGACGCGCTGGCCAGGAGCCCGGCATGAAGGCGCCGATCACGATGGCGCTCGGCCGCCGCATCGACCCGCCCCCCGCGCCCCCCGCCGATCGATCCGGCCGGGCGCGAGCGCGGGCCCGGAAGCGAGGGGGCCTGCCCGCCTCGATCGCCTCGTCGGGGTACCCGGGCAGCGCGCAGGACTCGTGGCTGGCGCTGGCATTGGCGCCCAAGTGCTTGATTCGCAAGACATCGCCCGCCGCGACAGCGCCCCGCCGCGCCATCAGTCCGGCCGTTTTCGCCACCAGTCGGCCAAACGAGACGCAGCGCCCCTGCTTGTCTCTCTCTCTTCAAATCATTGAAGGGAAAGGAAAAGAAAGGGGCGAAGAAGGCCAGCACGAAGCCGCGCCGCGCGCCACGAGTCGCGGCTGTTCCGCCATCGGTGACAAACGCCGCCGCAATGACGCGCCATCAGTCGCCACCGCCCGCCAGCCATCGACGATGGCCACCCATGGCACCCGAAACCCTTGCCGATCAAGGACTTGCCCATGAATGCCACGAATCCCGCGAGTCCATGGCTTGCGCTGCCGGTGCCCGCGCCGCGCGAGGCCGGGATCGAGCCGCCGGCGCCGCTGGCCACCCTCGACCTGGCCGGCGCGGCCGCGCTGCTCGGCGCGCATCCGGAAACCATCCGGCTCAAGGCCCGCGCCGGCCAACTGCCGGGCCGCAAGGTCGGCAAGCGCTGGATCTTCTCGACCCTGGCCCTGCAGCGCTACCTCGCGGGGGCCACCCTCGACCTGGCCGGCGCGGCCGCGCTGCTCGGCGCGCATCCGGAAACCATCCGGCTCAAGGCCCGCGCCGGCCAACTGCCGGGCCGCAAGGTCGGCAAGCGCTGGATCTTCTCGACCCTGGCCCTGCAGCGCTACCTCGCGGGCGAATGGCTGCCGCGCGAGACGCCGTCCGCCCCCGTCAACGTCACCGTCACCTCGGAACCCCTCGCCCCATGTCGCTCTACAAACGAAAAACCAGCCCGAACTGGCAATACAAGCTCTACCCCCCAGGCGGCGGAACGCCGCTACAGGGAAGCACTGGCACCCGCGACAAGGAGCAGGCGCAGGAATTCCACGACCGGCTGAAGGTGCAGCTGTGGAACCAGGCGCGGCTCGGCGTGAAACCGCGCCACAGCTGGAACGAGGCGGTGATCCGCTATGTGGCCGAGCGCGAGGGCCTGCCCAGCCTGGAAACCTCGAAGACGCACCTGCGCTGGCTCGACCGGCATCTCGCTGGCCTGCCACTGGACCAAATCGACCGCGAACGCATCGACGCGATCGCGCTGGCCAAGCGCCAGGAACCGCTCACGGTGCGCACCCGCGAGGGCGTGGTGACCACCGGGCGCGGTGCCAGCGCGGCCACCGTGCGGCGCGTGGTCGGCGTGCTGAAGGCGGTGCTGAACGCAGCCGTCGAATGGGAATGGCTCGATCGCGCGCCGCTCACGCGGCGCACCCGGCTGCCCGAGAAGCGCATCCGCTGGCTCACGCCCGCCCAGGCCGAGCGGCTGCTGGCCGAGCTGCCCACGCACCTGGCCGAGATGGCGCGCTTCAGCCTCGAGACCGGCCTGCGCCGCTCCAACGTCACCGGCCTGCAGTGGTCACAGGTCGACCTGGCGCGCCGCGTGGCCTGGATCCATCCCGACCAGGCGAAGGCGAGGAAGGCGATCACAGTGCCGCTGTCCGATACCGCGCTGGCGGTGCTGCAGCGCCAGCAGGGCGCACCGCGCGCGCCGGGCTGCCGCGACAGCGTGTTCGTCTACCGCGGCCGGCCGGTCCACCAGACCTCGACGCTGGCCTGGCACAAGGCGCTCGAGCGCGCCGGCATCGCCGACTTCCGCTGGCACGACCTGCGCCATACCTGGGCCAGTTGGCATGTGCAACGCGGCACGCCGCTGCAGGTGCTCAAGGAACTGGGCGGCTGGGAAACGCTGGAGATGGTGCAGCGCTATGCGCACCTGTCGGCGGATCACCTGGCGCAATGGGTCAGGCCGCTGACGGCCGATACCACGCCGCTGCCGGTCCGTCGCCTGGACGCCGGGGACGAAGAAAACGGGGACTGA